GATATGCGGATAATTCCCATGCTTTGTGTTTGAAAATAATTTTGTGTTTAGACCAAAGATACTCCCAACGATCACCCCACGGGTTATCAAGTTTGAAATGAAAATTAATCATACTACCTCCACTATACGATATTGACTACTTGGATAGTTCTCAATAAGCCACTCAATCAAACCTTCTTCATAGGGAAGAAATACATTATTGAATTTGTTGGTTATATATTTACGCATCATTAACTCTTTATAGTGTTTACACAAACATTTTTATGTAAAATAATCATTTCGGGGATATCTACTTGGCTTAATAAAAACAACCAAAGTATAGTGCTAACTAGAAAACCGAGAACAAAATCTTTTTTCAATTTTTAGACCTAATCATTTGTGTAACGATACTCAATGTATGACTAAACTCTTCCATATGTCGCAATTGAATATGATGTAGATACATATACAATTTGGTTTCAGTTGACCAATCTTTAAACTTCACTGTTATTTGAGGATCAAGATAGCCTTCTAATTCCTTAACATATTCTTCTACAGTCATTTTTTAAATATCTCTGGGTTATCTTCTACTAATGCAATTAGTGCATGGGTTTGAAACTTAACTTGTTCTTCAGTCATCTTTAGATTGTAAGCATGGTCTAGAATATGTAATACTTCATGCCACAATGCAATCTTTTTAGTTTGTTCAGTGAATTGATTACCAATCCAAATCTCTTGGTCATTGAATCGTGCTAGACCAATTGTGCCTTGCATTTCTTCTGGGGTCTTATATTTTACCTCGTAATCTATTCCGCAAATTTTAAATTTCATTCTGCAACTCCAAAGTGTTGTTTAATCAAATCAGTAGACTTGTATGGTTCTGCTTTATCAGCAATATCAGCACATTCTTTTACAATCATCTCGGCAATCAGTTCTACTTTGTCAATTGCTACCCACTTGCCGCTGGAATCACTTCCATGTTCTTTAATTAATTCTCTTACTCTGTTATTCATTTTAATACTCCTATGTAAGGGCTGTTAAGCCATTTCGCATATGTCTCTGCGTTGTCTGCAATCTTATTCAATTCAAATTTCCCCGCAAACTTCATCAGGTGAATTCCCACTTGAGGAATAGTAGTTGTGCGAACACCCTCACGAATATTTGTATCTACTGATAGTTTAACATCTTCGGGCTGTGCTGTCAAGTCAATCAATACCCGATTACGTTCATACGCATCACGCACACGGACCTCATTACCTTCGTGATCGGTCCAGCGTGAAAGCATCATATTGTTCCACAGGTATCCACGTTTTTCACGATCGGCATATGCTTCAATCAATCCAGCTTTCTTTGCTGAACCTTTCTCACGCACCCCAGGAAAAGCACTGAACACATTGTCAGTCGCATCACCGCGCATACATTTGCGGAATAATATATATTGTGGATCCTCTAATAGTTTCGTATTCTTTAATTTATCTAATACCGGCTTACCGTTATCCTTAAGATAGCCCTCAAGAGTAATTAACTCATTAGTTATACCATTGTATTGCTGAACTTTTTTTGTAATCAACTGCACGAAATCGGTGTCGCTTGAAATTATCCAGTGTTGATCTTCTGGATGCAAATGTATAAATCTTGCTATGATATCATCAGCTTCAGCCTTTGGATCACGCAATACACTTACGTTTGTGCGGTCTTTGAGGTAATTTGTGAAGGTCTCATATGTCCCCCAAAAAAGTTTATTTTCCTCAACTTCAGCTTCTGTTTGAGACATTGTATCTACTACACGATTGGCTTTATAAGGCTTATAGAAGTCTTTCCTCCAAGACCTGCCCTCTAAACAGACCACAACATGGTCGATTCCAAAACGTTTAACAACTTGATTAATACTCGCTAGAGTAAGATGAAGGGCCATACCCACTTTTTCTTCTGTTGTGCTATTGCGTGATGCCACGTGACGGGCACGAAAAAATGTATTGGCTAGGTCGATTAGTGCATATTTCATGTGTGTATTATATACTACTATTTAAAAATAGTAAAGTTAAATGGAATAATCGGCGCTATCTAATTGTTCTTTGTGAAATGCTCTAGCATCGGCTTCATTTATAAATGATTCCAAAACATTCATTCCACCTAATGGATGAGTAAACCATACCACCCAAGTATTATGTTCCTCATCGTATGTGCAAAAGAGTTCTACTGGATCTACCATATTATTCTTCCGTCTCAAATAAATTTGGGTCTAAAGAGGGTGACATACCGGACATAAAATCTGCTATCCTATCTTCTGCAAATTGTCTATAATCTTTATCAATATCAAAGCCAACATATTCTAATCCACATTTGACTGCTGCAACTGCGCTAGTTCCTGAACCCATAAAAGGATCTACCAACACACCTGATTTTAAGCCACTAAATTTAATACATTGTTCAATCAATGCAACTGGATATGTTGCAGGATGACTACCACGATGTTTTTCTCTGTTAGCGATAGTATCATATGGTATGAACCAACTATTACCTTTGCAGCGTGTTTCTGCTTTAGGTTTTTGATTTGATAATTTTACTGCAAGTTGTTTTTCAAAATCAGCTTTAACTTCATCACTTGCTTTTTTATTAAATTCTTTGATATCCTTAAAACCAAATTTCTTAGCGAGTCTACCCTTTAGTCTGCTTGAATTATCAATATTACAATCCCACATATATGGGACACCCACGCCGAGTTTATCGCATTCTACATTACCTGTTTTAGTAAAGTGAAATAAATGTTCCCATGTAGGATTTGAAAATCTATTACTATTGATAGGTTTAAAATGACCTGAAGTCACATCACCAATTGCAATACTTTTAACCCAGATAAAATTATTTTGTAAGACAAAATTTTGTCTAGCAACATTACCTACATCCATGCCTACCCAAGGATCGATATTACTATATCCCATGTTAAGCCAGAAATGTCCATCATCTTTGAGACAATGTTTTACTGCTTTAAAAACTTTATCTAACCATTCTAAGTATTCTTGTCTAGGTTTGTTATCTTGATAAGTGCCGTATGCGATACCTAAATTATAAGGGGGTGAAGTAGTAACTATATCTACGCTTTTAGCAGGCAATGCCAACATGCCTTCTACGCAATCTTGTAAGTGAATTATGTTTGTGTTCATTTTTTATTTATAAAGTTCTCTATTGCTACATGCAAACTCTATCTTAATAGTTAAAGTTTTTTCCTTCATGTCTACTATATGATAGTTACCTGTGAGGGTTTTGTCAACATGTTCAAACCCAATTACAATATGTGTTGCATCATTTGTAATTTTATCAAATGTTGAAAGATAAAAGGATCGCATTGCGGAAAATTTGCTACCCTGTTTGAAAATCTTTATTTCCGGATAGACAACAATATTATTACTAATAAACTTTAAATCAGGATATCCAGTGGCTTGTTTTTTTCCATTAGACTTAGTTGGCTTACTAAATCTAGATACATCAGTCTTTCCCAATACTACTTCCATATAATTTCCAAACTCATTAACCCGTCCCTTCCATAATGGACCTGCATTATAGTTTGTAATAGCTTTTTCAATGAACGGTGTAATATCGTTAACAATCTCATTAGTTAATGGTAAAACATTATATCCGGCTTGAGATTGTATAATATCTTCAAATTTAACCTTCATTTTATTCTTAAACATTGAATAATGCCTTTTTTTCTTTTAACGGGATTTTACCATTGGGATAATTTTTAACTAATTCAGATCCTGACTTAAAAACAATTCTGACTTTAGGAAACTCTGTAATGTCACTTAATATATAATCGATAGTTTCGGCATGTTCGTGCAATTTTTCTTCATTGATTTTGCGGCCGGCACCTAGCATATTTGATGGTGCATATGATGCACCGCCTTTAGTAAATCCCTTCAAATCATACTTACGACTTGTAGTTTTACTGACGTGATCATAACCATCTTGATCAACAAATTCTAAATCAGGAAACCACGTGGGAATTGTGTGTTCTAAAAATTTAGATGCTACCCTACCGTCACGAAAAAGTTTATAGAGATATTCTGCGGGCATATCTCCAAATTGCACTTTGCCAGACAAATCAAATTCATAAACAGTATTAAGTGTATAATTCATTGTGTATACCGTGTTATCAGTTTCAATACAAGTATTGTAGCACAATAACCATTTATTGTCAACCCCAATCAAATAATCCAGTATCTGCTAGTTTGGTTCTTCTATCAGGCCTGGGCTGTAAATGATGTCCATTTCTAATCGTAACTAAGGTGTGACACATCTTGCAAAGAACCTCAACATTATTAGGATCTCTATTGCTATTATTTCCATCAACATGGTTAATATCTAATGTTGCCGGATCTAATATGGTATCACATACACAAGGAAAACCGTAATGACCATTATGATTGGCACAGCCCTGATTCATTTTCCATTTATCTACTTCACCTTTTCTATGTGTTCTATGGGCCGAGCATACTTGTTTATTGATATTTTTTGTTGTATTATGTTGCCCAACTGTATTTGAACAGTTAGGAAAAGAACATTTTAAATATGTTAATGTTGCCATTTATTATGAAGTTTATCAAATACTAAATTCTACTCTGGTAACGTTTTTTGTAGTAAAGCTACGCCATTCTTTCTTTTCTAAATCGTAGACCCGAATGCTAGTAGTTGATTCTTTGCGAGGTGTTTTACCTTCAGCTAATGGTTTTGCTTCGGGTAATAGTTCTGGCTTCAATGTGCATTTCATCACACGTTCAGTTCCGTCTACTTTAGTAAAAGTAACTGTAACACTTTCATTAATTTTAAGCATTCCAGTTAACCAATTAGTAAATTTATCCCAATCACTATCTGTCCAATCTTTGGTTGGATGATAAGGTTTATCTAATACATCAATCGTTTCCATTTTGTTCTTTCCATGTAGTGAAAAAGTTTTTCATTTTTGTTTCTTTATCCCACTCACCGATATAGTCATTGTCCTGATCGCATATTGCCAATGCTTCTTTTTTACTTACTACACGATGCGAGACAATCTGTTCACCTAGATGTTCTTGGCTAAACTCTTTTGCTTCGTTCATTGTTACAGTATCCATTGCCCACTCACTACTACCTTTGGGCACTTCAACCATGTAACGAGTACGGAATGTGCTGACACACTCAACTAGCACCCACTCTGTCTCCTCGGATGCTTTCTTTGTAATAATGAATGACCCGTCTTTATTATCTTTCCATTTTAGTATATCACCAATTTCAAATCCATTTGATGCCATTACTTCATCTGGCAATGGTAGAATCAAATCACCTGTCTTTGGATCTTCTTGTAATGTTGCGACCCAAGAGTTATCGCCTGTCTTGACCCAACCTGGTTCAAGTTCACTTGGTTCGATTACAGATTGTTTTTTCTTTCCCATGATATTTCCTTAATTAATTAACATACGAACAAGACCAACACTATCAATAGTCACTA